ACTCGTGCAGAAGTTAGAGCAGATTTGGAAAAAATCCGTGAGCATTTTGACTCGGGGTTTAAACGTCTTGAAGACAAGATTGATGCGCTCGGAAGGAGATAAATGATGACTGACGACAAAACCAAAAAAGAAAAGTCTGGGTTTTTTTCTCAAGGCATACAAGATTTAAAAGATAGTAGCCAAACCGTAATGGATGACATCCATATGGCATTGGGCACAAAGCGTGGAAAGATGAAAGAAGAGTACTTGGACAAAAAATATCCATACCGTGGCGGCACTGGCTTAAAAGCAGGTGGCTCAGTTTCTTCTGCCTCTAAAAGAGCGGATGGCTGTGCTGTTCGTGGCAAAACTAAATGCAAAATGGTTTAAGGGGATAAGAAATGAAGCGCAAATACGCTATGGAAGAAGAAATGATGGATGTTGGCACTATGGGTGCTGGCTCTGGGAGGGGTGGTATGGGTGCCGGTTTAGGCTCTATGGGTTCGATGGGCGCTGGGTCTCTTAAAGGCGCAATGGGTGCCGGTGCAATGGGTGCCGGTGCAATGAGGGGTGGCATGAGCGGCATGATGCCCGAGGAAATGGAAGAGATCCGTATGCGTGAAACCATGACCCCACGTGGCATGAAAAAGGGCGGGGCGGTCAAAAAATACAAGAGCGGCGGGTACGTTAAATCCGCTGATGGCTGTGTCAAAAAGGGCAAGACCAAAGGACGTTTTGTATGAAGCAGGACAAGGTCGGCATGGTCATGAAAGAGTTTAAACGTGGTGATTTGAAGTCCTCTTCTGGGCAGAAAGTTACCAATCCCAAGCAAGCGATGGCAATCGCTTTAAGTGAAGCAGGTAAGTCCAAGAAAGGATCGAGCATGAAAAAGATGGCTGACGGCGGTCGTATCGCCTCCAAGGGTGAGCATTCTGTGCAAACCAAATCCAAGCGTGGTGCTGAAATGGTCAAGATGGCTAAGGGCGGTCATGTCTACAAGAAAGACGCTGACGGCGTTGCCAAGAAAGGCAGAACCAAGGTCACCGAGGTCAAGATGGCTAAAGGCGGTCTGACCAAGTCTGAGGTCAAAAAAGCCGATGCCGCTGGTCGCAAGGTCACTCGTGAACTCAAGTACGACGACATGAAGGACCGCATGATGAAGATGGCTAAGGGCGGCGGGGTCAAAAAGATGCGTACGGGCGGGAAGACTTGCTAAATGATGCCCTCTCGTGGGATGGGAGCGATCCGTCCCTCCAAAATGCCGCAAGCCAAGACGATCACCCGAAAGGATGATCCGGACAAGGTCACGCTGTATAAGGAGGGCGGTGAGGTCTCAAAGGTAAACGAGGCTGGGAACTACACCAAGCCCGGGATGAGAAAGCGCCTGTTCGAGCAGATCAAGGCGGGAGGAAAAGGCGGTGCGCCGGGGCAGTGGTCAGCCCGTAAGGCGCAGATGTTGGCTTTGCAATACAAGAAGGCTGGCGGGGGGTATAAGTGAGTGGACTCGCAAAATCCCAAAAAAGTCTCAAAGCGTGGACAGACCAAAAGTGGAGAACCAAAAGCGGTAAGCCCTCCACCCAAGGTCCGAAAGCCACGGGTGAGCGATACCTCCCCGAAAAAGCCATTAAGGCGCTATCGCCCCAAGAGTACGCCGCAACCAGTCGTGCCAAACGATCCGGTAAAGCCGCAGGAAAACAGTTTGTGGCACAACCTAAAGCAATCGCTAAAAAGGTTGCTCGGCATAGAAAGGTGAAATGACATGGCTGAAAAGTGGATTCAGAAGGCAGTCAAGAAGCCCGGAGCGCTTCGCAAGGCTCTTGGCGTTAAAAAGGGCAAAGAAATCCCAGCAAAAAAACTTGCCGCCGCCGCCAAAAAACCCGGGAAACTAGGTCAAAGGGCTAGGCTGGCTCAAACTCTGAAGAAGATGAAATGACAACATCAGGCACCAGTGCATTCAATCTTGATGTCTCCAACATCATTGAAGAGGCGTTTGAACGCTGTGGGAAAGAACTGCGTACCGGTTACGACTTCCGTACTGCACGGCGCAGTCTTGATCTGATCACCATCGAGTGGGCTAACCGGGGAGTAAACCTGTGGACGATTGAGCAAGGCTCAATTCCATTGGTACAAAACCAAATTTCCTACAACCTGCCGGTGGACACCATTGATCTGTTGGAACACGTCACCCGTACGGGAACCGGTCAGAACCAAGAAGACTTGACCATTACCCGGATCAGCGTCTCTACATACGCCACCATTCCCAACAAAAACGCCACTGGTCGCCCTATTCAGGTCTGGGTGGACCGACAGTCCGGAGCGACCTATCCGTCCGGTGGTAGACCCGCTGGAACCGATCCGGTTACTGGCGTGGACCATCCTCAGATTTATGTCTATCCAGCCCCGGACCAGAGCAACTACTACACGTTCGTGTACTGGCGTATGCGCCGTATTCAGGATTCTGGGACCGGTGTTGCAACGCAAGACATCCCGTTCAGATTCCTCAACTGTTTGATTGCGGCTTTGGCTTACTACCTGTCGATGAAAATTCCGGGTGCCGAAGCACGAACACCAATGCTCAAGGCTCAGTACGACGAGCAGTGGAAATTTGCATCAGAAGAGGATCGGGAAAAGGCGGCAATTCGTTTTGTCCCGAGACAGCAATACATCGGTAATCAGGCGTAATGGGAAATAGGTTCGCATCTGGCAAAAACTCTATTGCGATATGCGATAGGTGTGGCTTTCAGTTTAAACTGAAGCAGTTGAAGGGACTGGTCATCAAGACCAAAAATGTCAACATTATGGTGTGCCCGGATTGTTGGGAACCGGACCAGCCTCAGTTGCAATTGGGTATGTTCCCAGTGGACGACCCACAGGCTGTTCGCAACCCACGACCGGATACGAGTTATAGGCAGTCTGGATTGAGCGGTTTGCAACTCGTCAATACAACGGGTCCAAACAAAAATCAGACCGGATTGCCAGAGGGCGGTAGCAGGATTATCCAGTGGGGGTTTGCTCCCGTTGGCGGAACAAGAGCAAGTGATATTGGGCTAACTCCAAACAATCTTGCTCTTGGTATTCAACTTGGGTCTGTAACTGTAGCAACCACATAGGAGCAATCATGAAACACGAAGACGTGAAGCAGGACAAAAAACTCATGGCTAAGGTCGCCAAAAAGGAAGTCAAGCGCCATGAAAAAGCGATGCATGGAAAAGGCTATGCCAAAGGCGGCGTAACCAATGAAATGCTCAAACAGCATGGTCGTGGAATGGCTAAGGTCATCAATCAGCGTGGCAATTCAAGGGGTCGATAATGAACACCGACAAATGCAACTTTTTCCCAGCCGAGACTCCCGATCCTATCGGGAAGTACACCCAGCCACGTCCGTATACCGGGAACACTGGGAATAACGGCTACCCGAACAACATCCCAAACACCCAGATTGAAAAAACTCGTGGTACCGGAGCGGCTACCAAGGGCACTGGGCACAGCAAAAAGATGGGATAAGTTGTGACCTATACCGAACTTGTAGCCCGGATCAAAGCGTATTGCGAGAACGACTTCCCGCAAGCCGTTGGCGCTGGCGGTCTGACTTCGACCGAACAGATCAACACGTTCATCCAACAGGCTGAACAGCGCATCTATAACAGCGTTCAGTTCCCGTCTTTGCGGAAGAACGTGACGGGCACAACCACGGTAGCCAACAAGTACCTTTCTGCCCCCGGAGACTTTCTTGCCGTCTATTCCATAGCGGTGATTGATCCGACAACCGGGGACTATCTGTACTTGCTCAACAAGGATGTGAACTTCATCCGTGAGGCTTATCCCAGTGCCACGTCTCAGGGAAAGCCTTACTACTATGCCTTGTTTGGTCCAACCACCACGAACAACGTGCCACCGGTCATCACCAATGAATTGACGTTCATCTTGGGTCCGACACCGGATTTGGCGTATTCCGTTGAGTTGCACTACTACTATTACCCAGAGTCGATCACGACTGCCTCAACTGGTCAGACTTGGCTTGGGGATAACTTTGACTCGGTCCTTTTGTACGGTGCGATGCTCGAAGCCGCCTCGTTCATGAAGTCCGAAAAAGACATCACCGATATGTACATTGGTCGCTACAACGAAGCCCTTGCGCTTGCCAAACGCCTTGGCGACGGCATGGAGCGTCAGGACGCTTACCGCTCTGGTCAGTACCGGATGGAGGTTAGGTAATGGCGTTCACCGGCAACTACACCTGCGATACGTTTAAACTAGGTCTTCCAAGCGGAGACTTTGACTTCGCAACTGGAACGACGGACGTGTTCAAGATTGCCTTGTATACGAACAACGCAACGCTGGACGCAACGACCGTTGCTTATACGACCACAGGTGAAGTGGTTGCGAGTGGGTATACAGCGGGTGGAGAAGTTCTGACACCTGCCTTGGCTATTTCTAACGGGACATCGTTTATAGACTTTGGCGATGTGTCGTGGAGTGGGGCATTTACTGCCCGTGGGGCGCTGATCTACAAAAACGGTGGAGCGGCAATTTGTGTTTTGGACTTTGGTGCTGACAGAACTTCAACCACTACATTTCAGGTGCAGTTCCCAGCAAACACCAATACATCTGCTTTGATTAGGATTTCATAAGGAGTTTGACATGATTGACAATAAAGCGACCTCCATCGACAAGGTTAATTCTGCCGTGGCGTGTGGGTCTAAATCTTTCAGCGGCGCAAGCGGCGGTGGCGTGTTTACTGTCCAGTGCTTTGACAAAGACGGGAATATCAAATGGGAAGAGTCAAATCCCAATCTCGTGGTCAATGTTGGCTTGAAGGACATGAACGAGAAATACTTTTCTGGCTCTGGTTACACAGCCGCTTTGTATCTCGGTCTTGTAAACGGTCCGGGCGCTAGCAATACCTATGCGGCGGCTGACACAATGGCTTCCCACGCTGGCTGGACAGAAAACACCGGCTATAGCCAATCCACCCGTGTGGCGGCTACCTTTGGTACAGCAACCACCGCAGACCCATCAGTGATTGACAACGTGGGTTCGGTGGCTGTTTTCAGCATTAACGCAACTTCGACGATTGCTGGTGCTTTTCTTACCACTAATGACACCAAGGGCGGCACGACCGGAATCTTGTTTTCAGTGTCGAACTTCCAGTCACCGGGAGACCGCTCGGTTGTGTCTGGCGACACGTTGAACGTGACCTATTCATTTAGCCTTGATGCGACATAAGGAGTAGACAATGCCCACCACATTTATTAAATCCCAAAACGTTCGGGTCAAGACCTCGGTTCCACAGGGTCCGGTTCTTGCTCTTCGCATGAACGAAGACGGTAAATTTTTTTACTTGGTCGAGTGGACTGACGCAGACGGCAAGACACAGCGTCGTTGGTTTGAAGAGTCCACCTTAGAAGCGGCGTAAATGTTTGGATTAACCGCCTATGCAGAAGCACCTTACGCATCATTAGCCGGGGCAACATACGCTGTAACGGTTTCTGAAAGCGCAAGGGCGGCAGACTTGGTGTCTGCTTTGGCTACCTTTCCTGTTTCTATTCAGGAACAGGCAACGGGGGCTGATTCTGTATTGGCTCGGGTTGTTTTTTCAACAACCATTACCGAGTCTTCAGCGGCGCTGGACTCTGTATCTGGAGCAATTGACTATCAGGTCACGATGATCGAGATTGCCACGGCATCCGATCAAATTTCGGGGGCAATTGATTTTGCAAACTCTGTGGCGGAATCATCTGCTGGTTTGGACCAGACCTCTGCAAGCGTTGACTTTGGCGGGTTGATCAACGAGGGCGCTACGGTAGCAGAGGTTTTAAACGCTGTGGCAACCTTTGTTGGGTCTTCTCAAGAGGGTGCGTTGGCTGTGGATGCGACCCTGACCACCCACCTAATTATTGCAAGCGTTCAGGAGTCCATTACAGCCTCTGACGCTCCGTCAGGAGGGGTAATCTTTATTGTCGCTGTCGGTGAAGCGGCACAGGCTCTTGACCTATTTAGCGGGGCAATTGACTTTAGCAATGTGGTCAGTGAGTCGGCTAGCGGATCTGAAACAACTTCATCCTTGCCCTTCTATGGGGTGACGGTGGCTGAACTTGTTCGTGCCCGGGACACCGTTCTTGGAAGGTTCTTGTGGGACATCATTAACGATAGCCAGACAGTGACTTGGAATACGATCAACGCTCAGGGCGGCTCCGCATGGGCGGTGATCAACAACTCCGAGACCACCAACTGGCAAACCATAAAGACGCTGAATTGATATGGCATTTGTTCTAAAAGACAGAGTAAAAGAGACGACCACTACGACGGGTACCGGCACGATTACGCTTGCTGGGGCGGTTAGCGGGTTTCAGTCTTTTGCGGCTATTGGGAACGGCAACGAGACCTTTTATACGATTGCTGGCGGGGGTGAGTGGGAGGTCGGAATAGGAACGTACACCTCCTCGGGAACCACGCTTTCTAGAGACACGGTGCTGGAATCCAGTAACTCAGGCTCTTTGGTTAACTTTTCTGCCGGGACAAAGGACGTTTTTGTCACCTACCCAGCCGAAAGAACAATTACTGGTGGCGGTGGAGGAATCGGTGCATTGGTTGTAAATGCGACCACCGTGACGGAGAATTACACTATTGCAACTGGAACAAATGCCCAGTCCGTGGGACCGATGACCGTCGCAAGCGGGGTGTCGGTAACTGTGAGTTCTGGTCAGCGATGGTTGGTCGTATAAAGGACAAAAAATGGCAAGTACATATTCATCGCTCAAGATAGAACTAATCGGTACCGGAGAACAAGCCGGTACTTGGGGCGCTACGACCAACACAAACCTTGGCACGGCAATTGAGGAAGCCATCGTCGGTCGTGGGACGGCTAACTT